CAGCTTTCGTTAACTCATGAACTGGAGCAGATACAAATTGACCACCTACATACAATTTACCTTTCATGAATTCATCAAGCATACTATCACCATCTGCGGAGTAAATATAGTCAGCTGCATCAGGATAGTCCTGTTTAGCAGTTGCCAGTAATTCATCTTGCGTTACGGTGTTATCAACAAATGAAGTAATGCGTTTACCTTGTGTATCTAGTACAAATACATATTGATTCATCTTTAGCCCTCCTTATGCTTTACCGATACAAACCCATATGAAGTTGCCAGCATTACCACGATTAGTTAAAAAGCGAATAGAAGTTCTATTGTTAGCAGAATACCCACTATTCCAAGCTATAAAGAATTCATCACCACGAGTAGTAACGTCAGACAAATCATCTGTAGCTATTGCGATTAGTACGTTGCAATTAATAGGCAATACAACGTCCTTATAAGTATTTTGATTTTCAAACCAAGTTAAACCCCATTGGATAATAAAGCCGTTGGCAAATTTCACATATCCATTATTACGATCAAGCTTAGATGCTACGATAGCGCCTTGTCCTAATAAGTTTTTAATTGTAACAAGCGTACTTGCCGGTGAGTCTTTCCAGTTAGAACTACCAAGGATTTCTTTAATTTGGTCTGTGATAGGAGTGTGTGCGCTCGTGTCACGGTTATGAGCATCTAGCGCGCCTCTTGTAAGATATGCCGCGTCAATCTTCTTAACAGTTACATTTGTAGAATTGCCAATTACAACATCTAAGGAGAATGCTTTAGAATTGATTGGTGTCTCCTTGGACGGAATATAGGATGCGTAGTTGCCGCCGTTACTATATGCAATTAATTTAGCAGCGGAATCAGATTCTCCTTCTAAATTAGCATATACGCCTAATTCTCTAGCAAAGAATCCATTAGTTACCGTGCTATTGCCTACCGCAAATTCAATTCTAAATTGACCATCTCCTACGAATTCACCGTTAGAGGTAAACGGGCACTCCAATTTTGGAGCTATTACAGAGGTCATAGTATCGATATTCTGATTATTAAGCTGACCGTCGCCCGTAACCAGTTTAATGTATTGCAACTTCTTGCCTGTTGCTTGTGATCGTGCAATTAACTCACGTCCATAATTGGTTAATCGTGTATTTGGATAAATTGAAGCCATATAATCTCCTTATACTTTAATTGTTTCGAATACATCGAAACTCATACCTATATTAATTTCTGAGTTTGCCTTGAAATCAAATTCATCTAATGCTGCCCCGACATGAAATGACTCATATATATCGGAGGTAGCACCGATATATATTTCGCCATTAAATTGAGTAGTGCTTTTAGTTTTGATGATTAAGTTCTTAGGAATTAAAGGCTCGACATACTCAATAATATTGTTTAATTGTGTCTCAAAGCCATCTACTACGTCTAGCCAGTACTCATACCTATCAGGTACAACAGAGTGCTCTACTACGTGATTACCGAATTTAAAATTGAGCATTTCTTGCACTTTAGGCATAGTAAAAGGGCGCTGCCCTATTAATACCGATAGTATTTCGCTTCTGCGCCCTTCTGTATCTGTCAAATCAGGAGGATTAATACCTAATATTTGCTCCCAAGCAGCGAGACCGTAATCTGTAGCGGTATATATGTATTCCTCCTTAAAGATATCTAACATAATATCCCATAGTAGTTGTAGTTCAGCCGATTCCACTCGATACACTTCTTGGATATCCCGAGAATCTCGAGTTAACGGAACGGCGAATTGTGAGATATCTATATCTCGCTTAAAAATGCCGAAATCTGTAATCATACTGCCACCAAAGTAATCGTCCCTAATACTGGGATTTGATTATCCTTTAATTCTAGTTTTGATAGGGATGCCCCGTTTATAGTAATCCTGCCAACATCAAGAACATTAGGTAGCTCAACCATTAAAGCCGTTACCAAGCTAGTCCGAAGAATAACATGTTCCTTCTCGTCTTGATTACACCATTCCTTAGCACGTAATAGTAATCGTTGCTTGATAGCATTTTCTGCAAGGGTTTGGATTTCGTTAATATTGTGCCCGCTCATCATAGTTACTTCAATTCGGTAGTTGACTGTAACTGGCTCAGCCTTTTCGATTGTTACAGTATGGCCAATAGGAGCGAGTCCGTAGCCTTTGCCTTTCGGCGCAGGGTCTATAACGTTCTCTACTTCCTTAATCAGTTCATCTGCCGCCGGCTTGTAGTCACTATTTATGACGACTAACTTAACTGTACCGCCACCATTCCAGCAACGGTATACTTTAACACCACCTACACCAGGGATAGCTAATACCTTTTCTTTGTAATCAGCACCATTGCCACCATAAGCTTTTGATTTCAAAGCATTAAAGTACCGTTTACGGAATACTTCCGTGTCTTCTTCATCTTCACCAGGTGTGATATTCTTCAATATCTTAGCGGAGGTAAGACCATTAATACCTTGTATTGGCGTAATATCACCTGTTGTCGCATTAGGAGTGCGTCCGTACTGTTCACATTTGAGCTTGTACTTATGTTCCGTGTCGTCGATTAACTCTGTTACAACAAAGTTGTATTCGTTGTAGTTAAACCTGGAGCCAATCGGTACTTCCATATTGAACTGGGCTTCAAATTCGCCTTGTGTGGCTGGTTCCGGGTAAATATTGAACTCTGCTGCACGAAGTATCAAGAATTCACGGTCTGCCGTAGTCGCAAACGCTTGTTTCAAAATAACATCTGCCAGGATGTAGAGTTCTGCAAACTCAACACTTGCTGGAGCTGTAGCATCGTATATAACACTACCTTCGCGCCGATCGAATTCATCTTTAACTCTATCGAGCATTCGTTTTTCAATTCGATTGGCCGTCATATGCTCATACAATACCTTTCACCCCTTTCTTGATTTTTTGTAGCGTACCGTAGATGGTATCTACATCAAATTCAACCATGACGTCACCACCTTCGTGGCTAAAATCAAAGTTGTATACTTTAGTTATTCTATCGTCATTCAGTAAAGCCTCTTCTATGCGTCGCTGTAACTCAGCGTACACATACGGAATTGGCTGGCCGAATAAGTCTTGTAGTTCGATGCCGTAATTCCAACTGTAAATGATATATTGATAACGTTCCGTATTGATGATTTTATAAATTGCTTGCTCCATAGCTCGCAACTTATCTGCATAGCCCCTAATTTGGCTATCCGTTCTAAAATCAACATCATACGTGTGCGACGGTTCAATGTAATTCACTGTGTCAGGAATAAGCGCATCGTTATTTTGTTTTGGTAATAGTAAATTATCTGCCATTACTTAGTCGTGCACCCCCTGTTCGGGTTATACCAACGGTCTAACGCTATGTAACGCTGTCCGCCTGTTTCCTTCAACATAATGACTTTGTCGCCCATTACTAATTGGTTATGAACGAGATACTTCTTACGTCCTACGTAGTCATGGTTATGGCTTGCAAATTCAGCCATACCGCCGCCACCCGCTCGGTTTTCTGTAATATGATCAACGCTCATCTCCATAGTCCATTCGCAGGTATTTTTGGTAAGAATAATATTCTCTTCTGGTACAGTTAATTTAGGGTCAATCTTAATAGCTAACGGAGATACACTGACAACTTCGCCGACGATTACCTCCATAGGTTCGCCATTTGATATAACGGTGCTCGCTATTTCTTTAATCGTATTAACGATTTTCATGTATTCGCTATCCATTATTTAGTCCCCATTCGAATAATCTTAGTTGGCGCCTCGTCATTATGCCATGCATAATTTGCGTTGCCATATTTCATAGCATAGCCACGCTTAGATGAGTTACCAAAGCACCCGCCTGCACCATCGGCAATAACAACGTGTTCATCATTACCATAAATCAACAAGTCGCCTTTATTAGCGTACCCGTTGAATTGTTCCGTTATATAGCCTTTAGCCTCGAGATTTTGACGAAGTGTATCAACCCTTGCCGTGCCTTTGTTGTACTCATCTTTCAAATCCGAATTGTACCAGGACCCGGTAGCGCATACCGTGTCAGCGCAGCCTTGGCTACCATACTGAGATACTCGGCCGTCATTAGCGCTGAATGCGGTATCGACTTGACCTGCTGTACCGCCTGCCCCAGTAGCGACTGCAGTACTTTTGGTTTTCTTAGCAGCTTCAATCTTCTTAACCGCTTCAGCATCTTCGTCTTTTGCAACTTCATAAGCTGCGTCATTATCAACGTATCGTAAATCTAAATCCATTCCGTGAAATCCTGTTTTAAACGTATGAGTAACAGATGTTACCATCATGTAATTATTAACAATCATATCGCCAAAGTTTCGATTGATGTACACCAAGGATCCACCGCGTACACGCACATCACCTATAACATTTTTCAACTTAATCTCACGGCTTTTCTTATTTTTGTGAGCCATGATTGCCTTGGCTTGCGCTACTGCGTTGATGTCCTTTTCTTTAGGGATGAGCAGATACTGTAATCTGCCCCATTTCTCGATGTTCTTATCGTCCTTAGCTATGAATGTGTTTTCCAACTTACTTGATGCGCCGTTTGGAACTGTACGGACGATTTTTACATAGTTGTATGTTTCTTTATCTATGGAAGTTGTGTACTGCACGTCTTCCATACACTCATCATCAATGTAAATATCTGTCTTCATAGTCTCAAACGATGCCAGCCTTAACTCGCCCGCATCATCGTACAAATGATAGAACGCATGATTAGGCGTGTATATGGCCGTTTTATCGAGTAGTTGACATATCATTTCTTGCAGTGACTTATCTTTGAATATGGTTTGCGGTTTCTCCGGAGTTTTCCATACGGTGTCGTCCATATAACCACATTTCAATCCAAAGTCATCGGCTACCATTTTAATGAACTCAGTCGCAGTCATAGCTCCGATAACATAGCAGTCTTTATTCTTGAGATAGCGTATCTGATCATAGCAAGTAACTGATATAGAGTTCTTGCCGTCTCGTTGCTTTTCAAAGACATACCCAAAGAACACCGCTCCTCCGTTTAAAGTGAACTTAACTGTATCACCTTCTTCAAAACTTAGGTTAGGGTCTTTAGGCACTTTGAAAGTCATCTTACTTGGAACACAGTCAACTGCTCTCGTAATTTGTACGCCGTCTTCAGGTTCTATGAGCCATAAATCACCAGTGCTTTTGTTTCTGATGGTTAGCTCATAGTGTAGTTTCGTAGGCATGGGTAACGGAATGATAGTGCCATTAATTTGAGATTTTTCGACCGTTTTCTTTTCATCTATAGCCATTCGTTATTACCCTCTCGTTTAAGCTGGACGATTTGGCCAACCCCCAAGATAGCAGGAACAGCGATTTTGTTAAGTGCAGCAATTTGGAATAGGTTATCCGTATTGCCTAGCTGCTTCTTAACGATTTGTTGTAAAGTCTGCCCTTTGGAGACTTTGGCAGTTGATGCGGCCACCTTACCATCCGTAGGTCTGTCCGACTTAACGCTACCTTTTGCAGTGCCATCCTTATCGGTCTTCACTTCAATTCGTTTAGCACCCCAAGGCTTCCACTGTTTCAATGTAACGCTAGCATACGAGTCAAAGCCGTTATCTGCATCTTCTTCTATGACGTAGTTTTCAAGCGTACACTTCATGTTAGTCATGGCTAGCATCTGTCCGCCCGGTTTCATTCGAACTACGATAAATTGGAAGATCGTCTTTGTAGTTTTGAGTTTTTCGAGTTCATCGATGTAGTACTTAGCCTTCTTAGACTTAAAGAGCAAGGACTCATTAAATGGATAATCAGAGTTAGGCAACAAGAATTTAAAAGCAATGTCAGTAAGCCCTGCAGGCTTAATAACGTTAACTTCGCCTTTCCCCAATAGTTCCATTGTTTCGTTCTTGCCATTGATAGTAGTGGTTAATTCTTTAGGGGGAATCGGTATCTGCATCGTCCCCATATAGAAGTAATACATTTAGATTCCCTCCCTTTGAATTGCAAATGCATCTTTCAAGCCTTTCGAGATTTGACTTGTAAAGCCATCTAGGTCAGTGCCGTTATTGATTTCCACATCGTTATTCATTTGGATGTGAATTACATTCGCATCTTGCCATCTCTTCAAGGACTTATCGATAGCACTTTCACGAAGTGCCTTGATTTCCTCATTTGTCATGTCGATAGACTTGGCAATCTTGCCTGTGTTCTTGGCAGTCTTACCTGTATTTTTCTTAGTCTTATCGGCCGCATCATGATCAGCACCTGGAGTAATTTTGCTAGCGTCGAACTCTTGAGGAGTTTTAACACCAGGCATGCTAGGCATCAAATCACCAAGGCTAAGGTTAGCCCCAATGTTATAGCCTTCGCCGAAAGCTCCTGTAACGCTAGAATAATCCATCTTGCCCATGACAGTAGTTTCACCGCCGGCAATCTCAAATCGTTCCAGTACACCAGTAGACCCGCCTACTTTATCGATATTTACTCCAGGAATTTTATTAATCGCATCGATAATATCGTTAATTCTAGCTTTCACGAATTGCCAAATACCATTCCATATATCGATAAACAAGTTAGCGACTGCATGTAATGGGTCTTTAAATACGTTGGCCAAGAAATTAACAAATGCTGCGATGATGTTCCAGCCCAATGCGAACACATTGAAAATAGCAGAACCGAACGCCCAAAAAGCACCTACTACGATTCCTAGTACGCTAATATTCGCTTCACAGAAATAGTTAATAGCTTCTACAGCTAAGTAGATTATGACTATAACTGCAACAATCAAGCCGATTACCCATGTTAACGGACACGCATATAATGCAGCGTTCAAGCCTTCTTGAGCTACAATCATTGCCAAAAGGGCAGCAGTTTCAGCCCAGTCTGCTACAGCCTTAATCGCCATAGCACCTGCAGCGAGAATCGTTCTTCCGGCTGCTATACCGGCTTGGACTGCGTAGTACGCCATAACACCACCCAGTATTATCATTGCTGTATACATGATAGACGAGTGTTGTCTAACAAAGTT